ACCGCCACTATCTACTCTACAATTTAATCTTACAGTTGTTCCGTTTGTATGATAATTTAAAGTAGAATTTGCTAGTGATAATGTATAAGTAGGATCATAAATTATTCCATAATTTGTAATATCTGCGAGTTTAATATTATTTGGAGCAGAAGGTATTTGACTTGTTAATGCTAATGTTCCATTACTATTTGGTAGAGTATATGTGTATGTTCCATTAGAAATTTGAGGGGCAGAACCAGTTAAAACTAATTGATTGCTTATTGAATGCTTCATAGTTGAAGTAATAATATCTGTATCATTATCAAAAGTAAATATATTTTTGTTGTTTGATAAATTTGTAATTTTAAATGTATTATCAGTATGATTAACTAAAATTTGAAAACCTTCGGTTGGACTTGAATAACTATCATAAAATTCAATAGCATTTTTTACTAAAATTGCTTCTATACTTGTATTAGAAGGTTTTAATGTAATAGAATTAAAATTTTCCCATCCACCCGCTTCTAACGCTAGTGTTCCACTACTGCTTGGTAGAGTATATGTATAAGTTCCATTTGATATTTGTGGAGCAGAACCAGTTAAAATTAATTGGTTTTGAATAGTAGTTTTCATAGAAGTAGTGAATTCATTAAATGTATTGATTGATGTTAGGGTTGTTCCTGCTATATTTTTTAATAAAAATGAATCACTATTGAGGTCGTATATATATTGAAACTTCATCCCAACGCCAGCAATAGAAAAATCTAATATAGATTTAGCACCAGCAACATTAGAACATTTAATATCTATCACCGATGTATTATATATATTGTTTTTTACTGTTAAATCAGCTTCAACAGTAAAAACATCATTAACTGCGTCATGATTAAATACAGGATTTGTATAATTCCATAAAGTAAATGTATTTGCTGAATTTTTAAATTCAAATTTATAGAAATCAGGACTACTATTATTAGTAAAATTCAATATACTTACATCATTAGTATTACCATCATTCATAATTTTAATTTCACTTTGGGTTGTTCCAAATACAGTTAATAATCCATTCGCGTCTAAATTCATTAATTGTTTTGAATTAGCAACAGACCATTTAAAATTACTGCTTGTTCCATTATTAACTGGTAGATTACTTGAATATAATGTACCGTTCGTATGATATTGATTGTAAGGAATCATCTAACACATCTAATTTATCACCACACAAAATAGATTTACTTGTTTCTAATGAATATGATACAGAACTTGGTGTACTTGTTCCAATAAGGACACTATATGCTGTGCTTGTAGGATACAGTATACCAGTATTAGTATTAGAAAAATTCCAATATTGTGTAGGTATTCCACTAGTTAATGCTATTGTCCCACTTTGATTAGGATAAGTAAATTCATATTGAGATTGTCCCGAATTTTTTACTTTCATAGTTCCACCACTTAAAAATGAAAAAACATTACTATTTCCATAATCTAAATGTATGCCTGTTGAAGTTCCTACACGAGTATTTAATCTTAAATCAGTTCCGTTTGTATGATATTTCAAATACGCATTAGCTAGACTTTTTGGGTAAGTTGGGTCGTATAAAATACCGTAACTGTTTGAACCAATAGTTTCATCTGCTATTCTAATAAAAGATGGGTCGGCATCTCCATATTCTAATTCTGTTGCTAATGAATTCATTTTGATTATTTGTCCCGCTGTTCCCAATCCAGTTAAACCTTTTAAAGAAATTGTAATTGGATTATTAAATGAACTCTGTGATTCTTCTAATGGTAGTATAGCAGATAGGTTAGTATTTACATAAACATTTGTCGTTGAATTAGTGTTTGTCAAATTACGAGCCATTATATTATACTGTAATATTTTATTTTATATTAAAATACTTTTCCTTTTTTATTTTTTTGAATTTTATTTTTTTTTTCAGTTTTACGATTACGCTCTAAATCGGGAGCTTTATCTTTTTTTTCTGTATCTTTAAACATATCATGTTCTTCTGTAATTTTGATTATTTCAAAATTCATATATATATATATTATAATAAAATAAAAAAATAATATATTATATTATAATGAATATACCTATCATACAAGCTATTAATTCTAATATTATTCATATTAGAAGTAAAGAAACAAAATATAATAATTTAAATACAGATTTTACAGTTCAATTACTGTCTGCAATAGATATAAAAGAAAACCAAGAAGCACATATAACACTAATATCTGCAGAGATACCATATTCATTTTATAATATATCATCAGATTTAGAAAATAATATATTAGTATATAATACTAATAATACATTAACATTTACTAATCAAGATTATAATATAACTGAATTAGTAAAGTTTTTTAATGATGATACAAATTTCAGTGCCTTATTCACAACAACGTATAATACTCAAAAAAATAAGATTACTTTTACAAATGTTTCTGGTTCAGATCAAATTATTAATTTTAGTAATTCCACAATTAATAAAATAATTGGATTTGAAGAAGAGCAAATTGATATTACTATAACTGCTGGTAGTTCAACCGAATCAGTTAATGTATGTAATCTATGTACGGTTCATAGTATTATGGTAAGGTCTAATTTAAGTAATGCAAACACGCAATCTAGCAGATCCGGTAATTCAAGCATTTTACAGAAAATATCAATTGATGTAAATTCTAATTTTTTAATATATTTAAATAATAGTGATTATAGAACCACCAGTATAATATCAGCAACAACAATAGATTTTATTAGCATGACTCTCACAAATCAAGACGATAAAATTTTAAATTTGAATGGGGTAAACTATGAAATCAGTCTATTAGTAGAAATATTCCCTATTAATAGTAAATCAAATACTCGTAGAATATTAACTGCCGAGCGTGAGGTTGGATCAGTAAAAAACCAACAAAATATATTACAAGCACCTCAACCTAGATTAGATAAAGAAGAAGACCATACAGATACGCATCCAATAGAGGATACAAATGAAATTCAACATAAAACAAAACGGATTTTACTTGATAATTTATTAGATAAAATGAGTAAATAGATTATATATATAAATGATTTAGAAATAAAACACCATAATAAACCATAATAAACCATAATGAAAGGTCAGATTTACAAAATAGAATTAAATGAAAATAATATTTATGTTGGTTCTACTACGCAGAAATTATGCAGAAGACAGGCAGAACATAATCACAGATTAAAAAAACAACCACATAGAAAATTATATAAATCATGTATTGAAAATAATATAACTAATATTAATTGTATATGGGTAGCCGATGTAACATATGATTCTAATGCAGAGTTAAGAAAAATTGAAGAAGAATATCGTAAAAAATTAAATGGTAATTTAAATAGTCAGCGTTGTTATACTACAGAAGAAGATAAACAAGAATATCAAAAAGAATATTATCAAGAAAATAAAGATAAAAAAAAAGAATATTATCAAGAAAATAAAGAACTGATAAAAGAATGGCATAAAAATCATTATGAAAATAATAAAATTGAAATAAATGAAAAACAAAGAGAAAAAATTAAATGTGATAAATGTGATTGTTTAATTAATAAATCAAGTTTAAAAAGACATCAAAAAACTATAAAATGTTTATTGAAATCAGAGTGTCTATTTAGTGATTCTGATTAAAAATACACATCAAAATTATACTTTGCAGGCTCTGCAACTTCTTTTTTAACCTCTTCAATTGGACGACTAACAACATCAATAAGAGCACTTTTGATTTCGGATTTCAAATCTTCTTTTTTTTTATTTTTTTTATCAATAGATCTTTGTTTATTCATTTCACTTAATTTTTTAGCATGTTCTAACTGTTTTGCAGAGCGTGGCTTATTTCGCATATCAGCAGTCCCATTTTTCTTCCTCATAATTTTTTTACCAGTTTCTAGTTCTTGTTGTGTTACCATCTCATCATTTTTCATTTTTGTTAGTTCATTTTTAGTTAATTTTGGTATAGTATCACTCTCAATAAAACCATTTTGTGTTGGTATCATATATATAATTTTTTCTTTATATATTTCTTTCATAGGCATTTCCTTTTTAATTTCATGTTTTAATTTTTTTTTAATCTTATTAGTTACTCTTATTTGAGTTTTCTTTGCTTCTTCAATATCATTTATATGCTTAATGTGTTTTTTAGATATTTTTTTATTAGGGTTTTCAGGTTCAGTTTCAGTTTGATTTTCATTTACAATTTCATTTTTAGATTCCTCTTTAGCTTCCTCTTTAGCTTTCTTTTTATCTGCTCGTGCTTTAAGCATTCTTTCAGTAGCAGCGATTTGAGCAGGCGTTCTAGGTTTCTTTACTTTAATCTCTTTATTAGTTTTCCTATCTAATCCTTTTTTAATTACAGTTTCATAAACTTCTTCATCATCTTTATTATACTGTTCTTCTTCGTTTAAAGATTCGTCAGATTCCACATCATTCATATTTTATTGTATATTATTACAATAGAAAATATTTATGAAATTAAAATCTATTAATTAAAAAATAATTTAGTTTAAAATTAGAAAAAAAAATAAATTATATTTATATAGAATGACTTCAATAGAAAATTTCTCAAATTATTTAATATATAATAATGGTGAAGTATACTCTATTAAAAGACAAAAATTCTTAAAACCGCGATTTGATAAAGACGGATATAAGCGTGTAGATATTCGTAGTGATCAAAAGCAACCATATACTTTCCTAATTCATAAATTAGTAGCATTAGCATATTTAGAATTTGTCCCAGCACCAAATTTAACAATTGATCATATTGATAATAATCCTACTAATAATTACTTACATAATTTACAAATTTGTACAAGAGTTCAAAATATAATGAGACAGAAAAGAACAAAAAAAAATGGATTACCTCGTGGCGTTTATAGGATTGGTAATAAGTATAAAGCTCAAATTACTATAATGGGTAAATTAATGAATCTAGGTTTATATCATACAGTAGAAGAAGCTTCCAGTGCTTATATGATAGAATTTAATAAAATTATGGAGAATGTAATACTTTAAAAAAATTTAAACAAACAACATAATAAGTAGTCACAACAATCTCTTTCATATTCCATTAATTATTAAAATAAAAAAAAATAATAATTAATAACTAGATGCTACACAATAATTTTTTTTATGAAAAATAATTGTATAATGTTCCACACTGCCTTCAGGATAGATATCATTATTATCCATATTAGCTTTACGACAATATAAATCTATTTTAAATGTATCTTCATCTTCATCATAAATTTTAGTTCGTGTTTGAACTGGGATGTAGGGTGTCCAAATATCATTAACTAATTTATTCATACAATTAGCTTTCTGAGTATCTCCATGTCCCCAATTAAATTTTACAAAATGTTCTGATTTAGATTCAAATTTTAAATTAATAGTATTATCATTATTACTATAGAAATTATTAGAATATTCATTATCAAATAGATTATATGTGATTGGAGTGGTGGTCATCCTTATATATATATATAGTATAAACATTTCTCTATATAGTTTATATTGTATATGATATAAGTATTTCTACTTCTTAAAAATATTTTGGATTTTTTCAAACCCTACATAAGAAAAATCAACCCTACATAAAACCCTACATTAGTAAAACTCTTTATTATTATATTATTATTTATTTATTATTAAATTAATTAAATTTAAATAAATAAATATAAGTAATAATACTAATACTATATAAGAAGAAATACTTATGTAGGCTATGTAATGTAGTGTAGGGTTTTTTAACAAAAAAAAAAATAAATAAAAAAAAAACTTTTATCTGTTTTTTTTTTTTGATTTTATAAAACGTTTGAAAACATACCCATCATTCGTCATACCCTACATTTTTCAGACCATATATTAATAAATGCTTATAATATATAAGAAGAAATACTAATAATGATATATTATTAAGAATGTATAGATTATGTATGTTTGATTTCTGAGAATGTATAGTTTGAAAAAAAAAAGTAAATTATAAAATATTTTTAATTTCTTTTTTGAAAGTGCAGTTCAAAATTTCATATTTTAGCGTTTTACATAGATTACTTATAATATATAAATGATTTACTGGGACTTCACATTTTTCTTCATTTCACTTTCACTTTGGGGTTTTAAATCTATTTTGTATATATAAAAAATAAAAAGTAAAATAAAAAATAAAAAATAAAAAATAAAAAAAACACCAAAATGAAGTGAAAAGTGAAGTCCCAGTAAATTACTTATTACTTATTAAGAGATATTAATATAAATATATATATAAAATTATATAAATATATATATATTATTAATATATTACTTATATATTATAAGAGATACCCTTGGACTTCACTTTCAATTTCACTTGTTTATTTACGAAAGTGAAATTTCACTTTCAAAAGAGAAATTTAGAAAAAAAAATAATATTTATTTCTTATTAAGTTATTATTTTATTTTCATATAAATCTTCTTCCTCATATAATTTTACTGTAAAGCCTTGAAATGCTCCTTTCTTTCCATTAACCATTTTTTGACTATGATATTTATATTTATTCATTTGTTTCATTTTATCTACTAAATGTCTATTTTTTACTAATTTATCTAAATTATTTTCACTAGCATAATTATTATATAAATTAAATAATTCAATAGCACTAGAATATTTATGTTTTCCTTCAATTATTTCTAAATCTCCGAACCAGTTCATAAAATCATTATTAGCATTTAATACTTCATTTTGCTCTTGTTTAAATTCTGATGGTATTTCAGGTAATTTTCCATTTATATAATATTTATTAGCATATTCAATAATAATATCTATAAATTCATTTTTTTTATCAATTAATTTATGTTTAAATGTTTTATCTTTCCAAAATTGTAAATGTTCGGGTTTTTCTTTTTCTAATTCATCTTTATCATAAAATTTAGTATTAAATTGTAAATGTTTGTATCTTCTTTCAATTCCCTTATCTTGTTTATCAAATTTTAAAGTATAATTACCAATAATAAATGGTTTAGCATTTATTTTACCAGTTATACTAGTTTTATGTAATATTTCATTTTTAATAGTTTCTCCATCTGCAATTTCCTTAAACATTTTAGAGTCTAATTCTTTTTTATCATCAAATTCATTACAAATAATGATTCTATTTGTTGTATTATAATAATCAACTAAATATTTATGTTTTTTAGTAAAATCACTCTCAAATATTTTAGTATCGCCTTTTGTAATATAAATTGAGAATATCTCCATTAATGCTTCTAATGCTATTGTCTTACCATTACTAGCAGATTGACCGATTAAACAATAAATTTCTTGTTCTAAATGTGGGACACCGCATAAACAAAAAGCAATAATAGATAAATAATATTCTAAATGTTTTTCATTCATATTACAAATTTTAAGTAATTCTTTTAATATCCACTCACGATTTTCTTTATTAATTTCAGGATTATAATCATATGGTAAAGTTTTTGTAATATATTCTTCTTTTAAAATATCTTTTCTAAAAGTTTTATTTTTTAGATCATATACTCCATTTTCAAAAACAAATTTAAATTCTGTTTTATCAAATTTTTCATCAAATTTATTATCTAATAAAAGTATTTGTAAATTTTTAATTAATCCGTTAATAAAAGCAGATTTATCTAATTCTTTTCTACATAAATTATATTTTTTATCTAATTCTTCAATATCATCACTTTTTTTTTCTTCTTTATATGAAGAGTCTAATTGTAAATTAATAAATTTAGTAATAATATAATGAGGATTTTTAATTGTAATCCATAATTTATCTAAATAAACAAACCATATATCATTACAATATACTAATTCTTTTTTTAGTTCATACTGTATTGTTTCTGCTAGTTTTAAAGTAGTATGAAATGAATGTGGATATACTAATGAAGGATAAAGTAATTTATTTAATAAATTATTATCATAAGTATTTTTATTTACTTTTTTTTCAAAATATTTTTTATCCCATTTTACATTATATTCACTTGATAAATTATTTAATTCTTCAATATCTATAATTTCATCTGATAAAAATCCATCATATTTTGGTACAATACATTTATATTTATTTAGTGCTTTTTGTAATATTTCATTTTCATAATAAAATACTATAGAAGAACAAATAGAAGACAAATAATTTTTACTAGTTTTTTGTTTTTTTTTTTGATATTCTTTATTTATTTTATCATTTTCATAAGTTAATAAAAGTGGTTTATTAGAATTTATTTCATCTAATAAATCAGACAACCATAATATATTTTGTTTTTTTGGTTTATCTTGATTTATTAAAGTAATAATATCTGTTTTTGTTAAATTATGATTTTTTAATAATTTATCTCTGTTATTACAATAATATTCTAAATGTGTATGTTCTAAATTATGTTTTTTATATAAATGTAAAAGTATTTGAGGATTCGCATTTTTCATATCATATTCACATGTATTTTCAGGTAAAATAAACTGTAAAATATTATTTGAAAAATATTGTAATCCATAACCTTTACAGTATATTCTATTACACCCACTTTTTTCATATTGTCTTTCAATAATATTTGATTCATTTAATATTAATTTTTTTAATATATTCTTGATGTTTTTTATATATTTTGTATTTTCATAATCACTATATTCAGTATAATTAGTATATTTTAATAGTTCATTATCTTCCATACAAAATAATATTTTACATTTTTCAATATCAAATTCATCAAAAAAAGTCTGGCTCATATTATTAATATTATTTTTATTTTTCATTTCTATATATATTATAATTAGATTTTATTTTAAAATACTTTATATTATATATAATAAAAAATAAAAAAAAAAAAAGTAAAAAAAAGTAAAAAAAGTAAATTTGATTAGAATATTTATTTTTTTTTATTTTTTACTGGTTTTGTTTTTTTATTATCAGATTTTTTAGGAGCGGATCTTCTTCCGCCGTCCCTTTTCGGTATCGGTTTAGGGCCACCTAATCTAATTGGAGAATCAGTTAATACATTATATTCGCCATCTTTTTTTAGTTTTGCATCCCATTTAGCGTTTATTTTTTTATTTTTTGGTATTAAATAATCCTCAATTTTTCTTTCTAATCTCATAGCATTTCCTACAGTCATATTTAATATATCACCTAACATACCATAATTGACGCCTCCGAAACCTCGTCGTCCTTGTCCTTTTGTTTTTCCTGTTTTTGTTTTTTCTACTTTTCCTTTTCCCATTCCCATTTTAACTTTTGTAACCATTTTTATATTATTATAAAATAAAAAAAAAATATTTGATTAGAATATATGAATAAATTAATTTTATTTAAAGCTACATTTTCATTATTTGCTATTTATACTAACCCTTATATATTACTTTTCTATTTCTTCTGATGTAGAATCAGAATCTGTTGAAATTGATAATTCTTGTAATTTATCATTATCTATTTTTTTTAATGTTCTAATATAATGACGCGCTGGCCACGCATAAGTAATTTGCTTATGAAATTTACCATATAAGAATAATTCTTCGGCCGATTTAATATTATCTAAATCTATTTCACAGAAAAAACGATGTATATTTTTTATTTTACTTATTTCTTTTGAATGTTTATTAAATTCATTATAATCACTTAAATTAATATCATAGTTCCAATTACGTTTCCAGTAATTTATTTTAGTAAGCATATTATCATGTGCTCTATCTAATTCTTTTTTTTCTTCTTCGTTTTCATAGTACCTATTTAATCGCATACAATAATTTTTAGAAGGCATAATGTCTTATATATATATATATAAGATAATAATTCTATAAATAGTTTAAATTATATACTTAATAAAATCAAAATTCAATTACAATTATTTTACTTTTATTTTCACTTTTATTTGAAATATTTTCAGAATTTGGATTAACTTTTTTTAATTTGGATAAAAATGGTTTTATTGAAAATCCTAATTTTAATGTGTCATAATTTTTACCGTAAAATTCTACTTTTTCATAAGGGATTTTAAACTGGTTAGTAGAAATAATATAATCGTGAAATAAAAATACTTTTTTAATTATATTTATATTTTTCTTAAATTCATAATATTCATTTATTGATATATCATATCCATATTTTTTTTTATAATATCTTATTTGGTTATTAATATTATCATTTAATTTTCGTTGTTTATTATTCATAATTATTACAATATTTTAATATAAATTTTTTGACATTACTTTTTTAAAAAAGTATTTTAACTCGTACCGAGTACATTTTCTCCATAACTAATAGGCAGATTTCTCAATCCACTCCAACGTGGAAATGTTTCTGGATCAATAGCGTCAGGTTCTTCTTCTGGTTTAAATTTATTAATATCTATATCTTCTGAAATTGCTTCAACTCCAGTAATAGCGTTTTTATATTCTTTTATTATTTGATTAATCATATTTAATCTTCCATTTTTATTTTTTTTAAAGTAATTATTAAATGTATCATCTACATTATTATTTATTAATACAGGATTAGTTTTTTTATTTAAATCTGCTGATTGTTTTATTTTATTTAATATTATTCTTAATTGGTCTTTTTGATAGCCTGATAATTTTTTAACACGGTTTGGTGTTTCTAATGTATCTCTCATTTCTTCTAATATTTTTATAGCTTCTAATGATTCAGGACTTTCATCTATTTTTTTAATTTTTTCAACTCTAGGTTTAGGTTTCGGTAATACTTCAGAACCAGTAATATTAATTTTTACATTACGACCAAATTTAGAACTAAATATATTTTCTAATACTTTTTTAGGTTCATTATTTAAAATAACTAATATTTCTTTATTTATTTTAGTAGCAGAAGATAATTCACCTTGGATTGCTTTAGTTTGTTTTGGATTAAAACTTTTAACAAAAGTAGTATATGATTTTAATCTTTCTTTTTGGTCTAATTTGAAATTATCAAAATCTTTTTTAGAAATATTTACTAAATTAGGTTCTCTTTTATCTTCTTTGCCTATACTTTGTAATCTTTCAATCATTCCTTTAATAGTTTCCCATCTATCATATAAACCAATTGGCTCTTCAAATGATTTGCCTAATATTTTTTTATCCATTTCATCTTCTGGTGTTATTATTTGAAATCCAGCTTTCATCGGCGGTAAATCTCTAGGATCTTTTTTAGGATCTTGTTTATCAAAATCAGATGCTTTCTCTTTTTCCATGTCTGCTTGTTTTTGTCTAACTCGCTCTTGTTCTTTTGGTGATAATTTATTAATAATTTCTTCTTGTTCTTTTTCCAATTGTTTTCATGTTTATTTTTTCTGCGTCTTGTTGTATTATTTGTGGTGGGATTATTTGTGGTGCTTGTGCTTGCATTCCTGCCTGAAACGGTAATTGAACTGGAGCTTGGATTTGAATTCCTCCAGAATCAGTAATTGGTATAATTCCAAATTCGGGTTCTTGTTTTTCTGTTATACCTTGTTCTAATAACCCCTTAATTTGTAAATTTCTATTCATTATTTCTTCATTTAATTCATTCAATTCTTTTATAGAATTAACATCTTCAATATTAACTGGTAATTCACCTAATTCTTTAGGTATTTCAATATTATTTTCTTTTGCCTCATTTAATAAAGTATCAAATTGTGATAATGTTTCTTTTAATTTATCTACTGATTTTTTTTTATTATTTACTTTTTTTTTAACTTTTTTTTTTTTAGTTTTTTTTTTAATATCATAATCTGAAAAATCCAAATATACAATATTTGAGTTTTTATTAACATTATTATTTTTAGTCATATATATATATATAATAAAAAAAAATATTATATTATATTATTATATGGACGTATTTGTAAAAAAAGAAAAAGAAAAATTACAAAACATTATATCAGGATTAAATAGAAGTGAATTGTCAGAAATTGCACCAGAAATAAATTTTATTAATTATTTATTAGATGAATTACAAACTGATAATATTTCTGATAAAAGTAAAAAAGAAATAAAAAAAGAGATAAAAAAAGATTTAACTGATATTGAAAAAGAAACAAAAAAAAAACAAGAAGAAAATATCGGCACTTATACTTTAGCGCGCAATGTAAAACCAAATATTACTGAAGTTCCTGAAGAAGATATTAATAAAGCATTAATGGTTCAAGCTTCAGGTGTTGCTTATGATAGTAATTTTGAAAACGCACAACAATTTTTAGATAATAATAATATTAATTATAAAATTGATACTGAATTGTCTGATCAGAATGGTTTAGTATTACATAATCAAGAAACAAATGATACAAAATTAGCATTTCGCGGTACAAAATTTAATTCATTAGATGATTTAAAATTAGATGCTCAAATTTTAGTCGGTCAAGAAACTAAACATCCACAAGTAATTAAAGCGAAACAACAAGCCGAACTAGCGACCGAACGTTATGGATTACCAAGTGAAACGCTAGGATATAGTAAGGGCGGCCATCTGGCTATTTCAACGGCAGATAATACTTTAATTCCAAAATCAACCACATTTAATTCATTTTTAGGTTATAATTCTATTGGTTCGCAACCAACAAAAGCTAAACATACTTTATATAGAACAACAGAAGATATTCCAAGTATTGCTTTAGGATATAAAAATAATTTAGATAATTATGATGTAAAAACAATTAGACCTTTAGTTGATTCATTAGATGTAAGACAAGCACATAAATTAGAAAATTTCACAACTAGAAAAGCAAAACGTGCGACTAAATCAACATTAGAAAAATTAAGTACGAAAAATATGGAGGATACTGCAAAAATGGGAGAATTAGCAACAATAACACATATGCAAGATTATTTAAATGACGAAAGTGACGTAGATATAGTATTACCGAAACCACCAGCCGAAAATCCTTTAGAAAGAATGATAAATGCTAGACATACTCCAGTAAATCCAAAACAAATAGTACCCGATGATTTTTTTGATAAAGCTCGTAATAAAAATTATAATTTTGATTTTGATGAATTTTATAGAGATAAACCTTTTTCTATGGATGATATTCCATTTATGGAGCAACAATTAAATATAACTTATCCAACACCAGAAGAATTAGAATTTGAAGCTCCACAATCTAATGAATTTTATGAACATGGAGAACCAAGAATTCAAACAATTCCATTAGAACCTGATGGAGAAACTTTTGATTTAGAAAAAATGACTCACAGATTTTTAAAATTAGGTCATAACGATATGGATTTTCCTGTTCCTGTTCCTGAAAATGAACCACAAATAAAACCAGTAGAAGTTCCTTTATTAATTCCTGAACCAGAAAAACCTATATTTCCAAAAGAAAAAACATTTAGTGATTGGGTTCATAAATTTAATGGTGAGAAAGGCGTTGATACTATAATTGATAAAGATGGTAATGCTCAATTAAACAGTAATAGAATGCATAAAAATTCTAGACACGCTAAAATGTGGCAAGAATTGGGCGGTGAATTCACAGATCAAGAAAAAGCACATTTTGATTATTATGAAGATGTAATGCCCGATGATAAATTTTTATTGTCAAAAAATGAGAGAAATATTATATATGAAAATGATGAAAATTTAACTAATTCTTTATCAGATAAATTAAATTCTGAAAGATTGAAATCAATGAGTGACATAGATAATTACACTTCTATACCAGATGCGACTGGTACAGAAACACGACCAGTTTCAAATGATTTAATCCGTTCCGCTCATCCAATGATGTTAGGTATAGGATTAATATCAGGTTTAACAGCAAAACATGCGATGAATTTTATTGATCCTGATAAAAAAATTGAAGAAACGCCTCGTTCTGCAATTGAAGGTAGTATTGCTGGATTACAAACTGGAGTAGCTGCAGCATATTGGGGTGGAGAAGGATTAACAGCTGCAGCATTAGCACCAGAAATTGCAGCTGGGGCGGTTGCTGGTGTCACTGGTGTAGAATCATATAAAGCCCTAAAAAAAGCTGGTGTTGGAGAAAATGTAGCTGAAGTTTCAAGTGGTTCTACGGCAGGAGCTTCTGCAGGTGCTACATCGGCGTTATTAGCTGGTGCTTTAACTGGTTCTGAACTAGGGGCAGGTGAAGCTGGGTTGACATTTGGATTAAGTGTTGTTGGTGGGGCGATTATTGGGGGAATTATAGGTGAAGGATCTTATTTATATTCTAAATTTAAATCATAAAAATAAAAAAAAAATTTTAAATATTATTTTATTTTATTTTTTATTTTTTTTGATCTTCTTCAAATTCTAAAGATAAACTTAAAACCATAGGGACGACATTATCGTCCTGCTCAGCCATAGCTATAGGTAAAAATGGAGTTGTGCTTTTATAGCATTTTCTTTTAATTGTAATTGATGGTGCGATATCTAGGCAAGTATAAGTTAATTGATTAATTAAAGTAATATCATTTTTACTACTATCAATCGGCATTTCGCATAATGACACAGGCCCAGCACCGTTCTGATTAGAATATCCTAGTAAATTTAAACCGTCAACTTCCACTACTGCCGTATGGGTATTGGCTGGGACAACGGATGTACCGTTAGCATTTTTAACCTGAATTACACAATTTTGTACTGTTAATTTACACTTTCCTTTTTTTCGTAAAAATTCTGGTATACGAACAGTATATTCAGATAAATCAGAATTTAATGTAACTAAATTAGAGTTTTCTGAATGAGAAACATTTGAAAGTCTTAGAGTATATTTATCACTACACATTTTATTTATATATATATATAATATATTTTAATTTTTACTTTTATTTATAATAATATTTTCATTTTATTTTTTTTTCCAAGCTAATTTTAAAACATTATCCGCAGTTTCATTATCTAAATCACTCATTAACTCTTCTTTAATAGATTTTTTTTCTTTCATATTTTCAGTTTTCCATAGAAATACAACAGAAGCATTATTTCTATAACTTAAATCTAATAAATTATATTTTTGACTCATAATCCAAACTGATAAAGAAGCGTTCTTATCTTCATCAGGGTTATAAGTTATATGTCTACGATTTAATATAATTTTATTCATAATAGAATTTTTACCAGAATTTATATCTCTAATAGAATCGTCTAATATTATTAATGAATTTTCATTTTCTCCATCTTTTAAATCTTCAATAATATCTATAATCAAATCTTCAGAATATTTATCGTGAATATTATTTTCATTTAAACCATTAATGAATTTTTTAGGTTTCGTGGCGTGTGATGGATCTATTAATATAATATTATCAAAATATCTATAATAAAAAATTGGATTATCAGGATTTTTTTTTGTCTTTTTACTCATTAACATAGAAATAGCAGTTGTTGTTTTTCCGCTTCCTGCATGACCCACAAAATAAAAAAATTGACTAGGATTTTTCGGCAAAGGTTCACAAGGGATAAATGGGCAGTCTTTACTGCTATCTATTGTTTGTTCTATAATAGGTAATGAATGTAATATTTTATTTTTAATTAATTTCATATATAATAATATAATATTTTAAATTTATTTTCTTACATATAATTATAATAAAAAATGAGTATTAGAAATGCACCCCCATCTATGATTTATAATCAACGTCAAGTTCCCGCTGTAGAAGCTAAATCTTCTATGCGTAGATTTGATGCTACTATTGCCTCTGCTTTTTCAGGCTCTGGACAAAATGAAGCTCGTATCCCCGTATCTGGCATGGACGGATTTTTAGATTCCAATAAAGGATATTTATACTTTAAAGTTACTACTGCTGCAGCTGCCTGTTCAATTGATTTCACCGCCGGATCTTTCATAGAACGCATTGAAATTCAAAACCAAGGTCGCACAGTCTGGCGTGGTGATCGTTATTCTCTCTACCATAACGCCAAAAAAGCGTACAATAGCGATTTAGGCGATTTAAATAAATTAACAACTAATGAAGGTAACCGTGGATTAGTAGTCTACAGTGGAGCAGCTTTTGCGGCTCATGGGGCATTAGATGCTTCACCTGCATCCCTAGGAGTTGAAATTGACTCGGCAGACTCAAAAGTATTCTGTTTAGATTTAGAATGTGGTTTCCTTAAAAACACTCTCAAAAAAGCTTTACCTATGGGAGCTTCTTTTGATATTGTTGTTCGTTTCAGAACCAACGACGCAGCCGTTGCTTCTCACACTGGCTCTCCTACATGGACTATCTCCAATGTCCGTTATTACTGTCCTAGTTTCCAAATCCTTAACTCTGAAGTAATGAATATGTACGGAGCTATGGTTCAACAGGGTGCTGTTTCGTGGTCGGGAGATTATCTTAAAGCGTATGTTAATACTACCAACGCCGCCGCTGGACCTTCAACTCTTCAAATTAATGATCGTTCATTATCTGTCAAAGGTTTCTTAACAATTTTACGTCCTCTTGGTGCTGACACAACCAAAACTACTTTATCTAACAGTGCTTTCTTAATAGATAACGGTACTGGTTCTGTAACCAGTTATGAGATGAATGTTGCTGGTAATATCTTACCTTCCTCTGGCCGTATTGATATTAAAACCGATACTGATGGTCTTGAAATTGGCAGAGCTTATAATGAAGCTCTCCGTTGTTTAGGTGATGCTGGTAAAGCTGAATCTAAATCATTAGTCACTGCTACTCAATTCGTTTCTGATAAAAAAACTCTAGACGCTAACAAAACCATTCTTAACACTGTTGGTAAAGGTGTCCTCGCCTTAGATTGCCGTAAATTTGATGACATCAGCCTTACAATGACTGGTTTAAATACCGCGGCCTCGTCTGCACCTAATACTATGGTTATTGAACATACTAGCTTCGGTGCTGCTTTAGATGCGACTACATATGCCATCTGTCAGGCCGACTGGTTACTTTCTCCTAATGGTGAATTAGCTGTTTCTGTCTAAATAATAATTAGTAAAAATAAAAAAATATTATATCATAATAAATATCTATGAATCCTAATCAAAAAATAATAGAATTAAAAAAAATAATAAAAACATTAATAAATTATTTAAAATATGTGTATCAAACACAAGATTTAAAATTTATTAATTTAATTTACCCAACATTAGAATTATCAATAAAGGATTTATTAGAATAAATTAAAATTATTTTTTTTTATTATATTATATAAATGGGATATACATATAAACAGCGTTTCAATAAGAAGTATGGATTTAAATTAAATGAACCCCATTCACTAAAAGAAATATCGGATATTACAGGCTATAAATTATCTGGATTAAAAATTATATTTGAGAAGGGCGAAGGGGCTTTTGAAAATAACCCTAAATCAGTTAGATCAAATATGAATAAACAGCAGTGGGCATATGCTAGAACTTATGCCTCAGTTGATCCAAAATCAAAAGCTCATCAAATAGATAAAATACATTTAAAAAAAAAGTAAAATAAATAAAAAAAAATAAAAAAAAATAAAAATAAATAAAATTATTACTGTATTATACTGATTAAATGCTGTTATATCATATAAAAAGCA